GGCCATCTTCGCACATCTACCAACTACGACGAAAACAAGAAGGAGAAAATCGTCGGCGGAAAGAACGGGTTCGGATTCAAGCTTGTCCTCATCTGGTCGGTTTGGGGGCGCGTGGAAACCGTCGATCACATCCGCGGCCTAAAATATGTCCAAGAATTCCGTAACAATCTCTCGGAAATCGTCCCGCCAGTCATCACCAAGTCGAAAGTCAAGCCTTATACCCGCGTCAGCTTCCGCCCGGACTATGCGCGTTTCGGTCTTCCGAGCAACAACCTCACACCGGATATGATCGCACTCTTCATGAAACGCACATATGATATTGCCGCAGTCACCGACAAGAGCGTGAAAGTGAAATACAACGGCGCGCTTGTTCCGGTGCGTCATTTTCAGCAGTATGTTGATTTGTATATCGGCGCGAAGGTCGCGGGCAGCGAGAGTGGCAGCAGCAGCGTCAAGCGCATCTACGAGAACCCCGACCCTCGTTGGGAGTATGTCGTGTGTCTCACCACCACCGACGAGTTTGCTCACGTGAGTTTCGTGAATGGCATCTATACTCCGAGGGGCGGCAAGCACGTCGAATACATCACCAACCAAATCGTCCGCAAACTCGCAGAGGTCATCAAGAAGAAGAAGAAGGTGGATGTCAAGCCGAATACAATCAAGGAGCAACTGATGCTGTTCCTGCGCTGTGATATCGAGAATCCGTCGTTCTCTAGTCAGACAAAAGACGAACTCGGCACCGCTGTCGCGAATTTCGGGTCGTCGTGTAAAGTAAGCGACGAATTCATCGAGAAACTCGCGAAAATGGGTGTCATGGATGCCGCGTGCGCGCTCACCGAAGTCAAAGACACGAAAGCCGCGAAGAAGACCGACGGCGCGAAAACCAAGACGATCCGCGGAATTCCTAAACTCATCGACGCGAATTATGCGGGATCGGCCGACAAATCCGCGCAATGTACGATTATCTTATGCGAAGGTGATTCAGCCAAAGCCGGTATTATCAGCGGGTTGAGCAAAGAAGACCGGAATTATATCGGTGTGTATCCGATGAAGGGTAAGCTGTTCAACGTTCATGGCGAGACGACGAAACGCATCTCGGAGAATCGTGAAATTGCGGAAATAAAGCAGATTCTAGGTCTTGAAACTGGGAAGACATACACCTCTGCGGATGTCGCCACGCGGCTGCGTTATGGAAAGGTTCTGTTCATGACGGACCAGGATTTAGACGGCGCACATATTCAGGGTCTCGGAATCAACCTGTTTCAAACAGAATGGCCGTCGCTTACGAAGATACCGGGTTTCATCGGGTTCATGAATACACCCATCCTGAAGGCGCGTCGCGGTGCGCAAGAGATCCTGTTCTACAATGATGGTGAGTATGAAGCATGGAAGAAGCAATTCCCAGGCGAGGTCGTGCCATCGGGGTGGAACACCAAATATTACAAGGGTTTAGGCACAAGCACTGGGAAGGAGTTCAAGGAATACTTCGAGCATAAGAAGATGGTGTCGTTTGTTCATACTGGAAAGGAGAGCGACGATCACCTAGATATGGCGTTCAATAAGAAACGCGCGGATGATCGTAAGGAGTGGTTGGCAAACTACTCGCGCGAGGCGTTCCTCGATACATCGAAACCCGAAATCCCTTATGAGGAGTTCATCGACCGCGGCCTCATCCACTTCTCCATCTACGACAACGAGCGTTCGATCCCCAACCTGATGGATGGATTGAAGATCTCGCTGCGTAAAATCCTGTATGCGGCGTTCAAGAAGGGTGGGCTCAAAACCGAAATAAAAGTGGCGCAATTCAGCGGGTATGTATCGGAGCACTCGGCCTACCATCATGGCGAGGCGAGTTTGAATGCGGCGATTGTGGGGATGGCACAGAATTTCGTTGGAAGCAACAATATTAATTTGTTAGAACCGAACGGTCAGTTTGGGACTCGCGTGTCTGGAGGTGACGACAGTGCGAGCGAAAGATACATCTTCACCCAACTCAACAAACTGACGCGACTCATCTACCGCCAAGAAGACGACGCGGTCTTGAGTTACATCGATGACGACGGGCAGATGGTGGAGCCAATCTATTACGCCCCCGCAATCCCGATGATTCTGGTGAATGGAACAAAGGGAATCGGAACGGGATTCAGCACGGAGGTTCTCCAGTATAACCCGCTACACATCATCGCGTATGTTCGTGCGATGCTAGCAACGACTTCTGTGGCCGACCGCCCCGTCATCGAGCCCTACTTCAAGGGATTCAAAGGAACGATACGGAATATCGGTTCTGGTGCCACTACATCCCATGTGGCGGCGACCTCCGGTGCTCCTGCCACTAACGTCGCATCCGCTACCTCCGGTGCTCCTGCCACTAACGTCGCATCCGCTACCTCCGGTGCTCCTGCCACTAACGTCGCATCCGCTACCTCCGGTGCTCCTGCCACTAACGTGTCGTCCGCTAAATACCTCATCAAAGGGACCTACGAAATCATCGCCGACCGTAAAGTCCGTATCACCGAGCTGCCTATTGGAACTTGGACGGATGATTATAAAGAGTTTCTGGAGAAGTTGATGGACGCGCCTGCTGTGTCTGCTGCGTCGGACAAGGGTAAGGCTGGCACCGCCGCCTCATCATCTGCTTCTTCGTCGTCGGCTCCCGTCCTCAAAGAATACAATGACATGTCCACCGATACTGTTGTGGATATTACCGTGACGTTCCATCCATCTTACCCGCATACTCCGAAAGACTTACAAGCCGCCATCATCGATGCCGACGCAGGAACCAACAAACTCGAGAAGCTGCTCGGGTTATTCACGACCCAAAGCACGACGAATATGAACCTCTTCGATGCGCGCGAGAAACTGAGGAAGTATGCGACAATCTACGACATCATCGAGGATTATTATGTCGAACGACTCTCACTATATGCCAAACGCAAGGCGGCGATGTTGGCTCAGCTGACGAATGAGCTGCGTGTGCTCACCAACCGCGCCAAATACATTCAGGAAGTGCTTGATGACAAACTGGAATTGCGCCGACAGACGAAGGAGGCGATCTTCACGAAGATGACCGCGCATGGTTATGAGCATATTGACGGCGATACTGAGTTCAAATACCTGCTGAAGATGCCGATGGATAGTGTGTCGGATGAGAATGTCCGTCATCTTCTCTCAGAGCGCGACACCAAGCGCGCGCAACACCAGCAACTCGCAGATACATCGATTCAAGCGTTATGGATCAAGGACTTGGATGAATTGGAGGTGGAGTATAAGAAGTGGGTGGCGGCGGCGGAGGCGAGTGTTGTGAGTATGGCGTCGAAAGGAGGAGGCGGAGGCGCTGCGGCACCAACAAAGAAGAAGATGGTCGTGAAGAAGGCATAAGTCGTTATGTAAGAAGGTAATACATATACACAGGTGTAATCATACATAATAAATAATAATAATAATAATAAATGACATTTTTTATTATTGAAGGCGATAGCCGAGTGGAGCAACGAGTGAGCAAACTAAAACCACGGCTTCAACTCTAGCGTCTTATGCTTGTAATCCGAGAAGTTCGGGTGAGCAATCGGCGTGTACATATTACTAACATCACGCTTATACTGAATGTAGCCTTCTGCTTCACCATGAACACGAGGAACACAATATTCAAATACTAACTCATTCAACTCAATAATCTGCTCACGAATATCGGTGGGGGCATTCGCCGAGTTCTGAAGATAAATCGTGCGCATGATGATGCGGAGGGTATCGCAATCCTGTTCGCCGATGACGTATTTGCCACGCGAACGCTGATACACACCAGCGCGAATTCCATTCTGAATAATTTGCATATTATCTTTGCTAAAGAACGCACATGACAGCGGGGTGTTTTCCCAGATACCGTTCAACGCGTCACGATATGTCACGCACTGATGAACTGGATTTTTGTCATATAGCGCAAACTGGTCTTGTATGGGTGGAGTAAGAATATCAAGACGCCCGTTTTTAGGTTGTCCAATAAATGTTTCTTCGGGAATTGTGCGATAATTAAAACGGTTCATAACAAGATACAAAAATACGCCGGTTATTGTATATAGTATTATATAATAGTATATATATTTATATAACTAATATTTACACGTCTGCTATCTATCTATGGATTTTATTTCGAGTTCAAAAAATATCGGGTCTTCCGCGTTCGGAAGTTCGTCATCGGGTTCTAGTGCCAACGGAAGTGGCGCGGGAGGTGAAGGCGGGTTTAGCAGCTTTTTCAATCTTTCCATACAAAAAATGGTGCTGATTTTGGCAATTATTGCGTTTGTTATCTCCGTCGGTACTGTCGCGATTTTGCTATGGAAGTCCAAGAGCACGCAGAAGTGGCCGCCTGAGATTGCCAAGTGCCCGGACAGGTTACAATTCGACGGCACGAATTGCGTAGATCCGTATGGGTTAGGTTATACACTTTCTTCGCCGAATATAGACAACTGTGCTAATTTCATTAGTGTAAAAGATGCGAAGTATAGCGGTTCTGGTCTCGCCAACATTGATAGTGGGTATGTAGCATGGGAGGGTATCGTAGATGGGCAAAAATCACGTGCGGCTTCCTTGAAATGTCTCAGCTAACCGCCGGTAAATAGTAATAGTATGACATAATACCAACCAATTTATTATGTCATTATTGCGAGTGCGTGTGTGTGTGCGTGCGGCAGTGTGCGCGCTTTACATGCGAAATGCGCCGGGTGCCGCACCTGACGCCTGCTGTGCCACAGAGGGAAGAGAGTCAGAAGGAGCGCCGCCCATGCCATATGTTCCGGCCTTCATATTGCTAGTGACGCACATCGAGTAGAACAGACGTGTCTGGAAGTACATGAGAGCATACACCAAAATCATCAAGAACGAATACAATCCGCTCATTATGGTGATTTTTCCCCTAAATAAAAGGACAAGCGACGAAACGAAGCCAAGGGCCGCAACTGCCAAGAAAATAAAATTGGCGACAGTGAGCCAATAAAAGAGCTGACAATAATCCTTATCAAGAGGAGCAAACAATTCCTGAATTGCGTTCATTTTCTGAATATACCGGGTTATAATATATAAAAACAAAAAAAGCTACATAGATAGATCAACACGCATCGGTTAGTTATAATGGAAAACTATACCGCATTTCTTGGCCGTGAAACTATATACAACAATATCCGCGATTTCTTGGCGTCATTCCAGACAAATAAGTCGGACCTCACATTCAAGCGAGGTATTTATATCTATGGTGCGCCAGGCTGCGGAAAAACCGAATTCGTCGTGCGTCTATTAAAGGAGTTGAGTTACGATATGGTGAAGTATGACGCAGGCGATATTCGCAACAAGTCCATCATCGACTCGATCACCCAGCACAACATCTCTGATAAAAACATCATGTCGATATTCCAGCGTAAAGTCCAGAAAATCGTCGTCGTCATGGATGAACTCGACGGAATGAATAATGGCGATAAAGGCGGAATCACGTCGTTGATCAAACTAATTCGTCCTAAAAAAACGAAGAAACAGAAACAGGAGGAAATCACGATGAACCCCATCATCTGTATCGGGAATTATCACATCGACAAGAAAATCAAAGAACTGATGAAGGTGTGTTATGTGTATGAGTTGAAAACACCGACACCTGCGCAAATGACACAGATTATTGACCTGACGTTGCCAAGTATTGATGCGACGATGCGAAAGAACGTGATCGAATTTGTTCAAGGCAATCTGCGCAAGCTGTGTGCTGTTATGGAGATGAGTAAAAAATCCAATACGATACTCGCGAATAATATTCTTCACGCGATATTTCAGCCGAAAACATATAACGAAGACATCAAAAAAATCACCGAAAAATTACTGAATACGGAATACCCCATATCTGACCATAATGTGCTTATCAACGAGACAGACCGCACGACAATCGGTCTCTTATGGCATGAAAACGTCATCGATGTTCTTGAAAAAATGCCCGTAAGCGTCAGTGCGCCTTTTTATAAACTGGTGCTTGATAATATCTGCCAGGCCGACTACTTCGACCGAATTACATTTCAGAACCAGATTTGGCTTTTTAATGAATTATCATCTCTCATCAAGACGTTTTATAACCATTATTTGTATCACAAATCGTTTCCGAAGAAGGCGCGGTTTCACCCGACGGAGGTTCGTTTCACCAAGGTTCTTACCAAATATAGCACCGAGTATAACAACCAATTATTTATACAGAACTTGTGTATTCAGCTCTCGATGGACCAACGCGACCTTTTTACATTTTTCATGACGTTGAAAAAACAGTATAGCGAAGAAGAAATCCCGCGGATTTTAGAAATGTATGAAATAACGAAATTGGATGTAAATCGGATTTATCGCTATTTAGACAAATATATGGAGAAAATGGAGCCTGAAAGTGACGAATGGGAATGTGATGTAATATAGCGAAGCGAAGCAAGCGAAGCACGCGACGTCATGCGTTTGAATAATGCCGAAAAGATATTACGAATATTTAGAACAAAATTCAAAATGGGTGCTTCGATTTCATTTGATTCAAAATATCGGTTGATTTTAGATACTGAAGTAGAGTGTGTTTCACTAAACCCACCTTCTGCCGCGCCTAAAAAGAAAGATCGCACTGAGCGCAAGAGCAAGAGCGAAAGTGATGGCAGCGGCAGTGACAGCGGCAGTGGCAGTGACAGCGGTAGCGAGTCCGGCAGCGACAGCGACAGCGACAGCGACAGCGAGAGTGAAAGCGCCAACAAGATCTATACTGTAAAAATAACCCCCGAAATCACAAATTATATTCGTAGCTACCTTCGTAAAACCCAATTTTTGGACGAGTTTGACCTGATCACTGAAATTGAACTTGATGGTTATAATCATGCCCCTGGTTCTGCTCTTGTGTTCAATTCGGATTCAGTCGTATTCAACACAAGTAATCAGACCCTCGAATCTCTCGGCGAATGGGAATATCTTCCTCCCGACAACCAAGAAAATGCGTCGAAGTCGAAGTCGAAGTCCAAGTCCATCTCGAAGTCCAAGTCGAAAAAGCGCCGCGGCGATGACAGCGACGACAGCGACGACAGTGACACGAACGCCGACCGCGAGAAATCCAGTTACAAGACAAAAGACGACGACCTCCCCGTAAGCGAAATTGAAAATATTCTGAAAGAGAAATTCCAAGAATATAACAAAACCCACGAATTCATTATCCATGAATCTAAGAACAGTTTTCTCTACTTGAAGATTAACTCGGTCGAAATCGTCAAGGCATAATAATCATAATAATAATAATATCAAAAGGTGTAATGTGATATTATTTTGCTCGTTCTAATCTAGTCTAAGTATTACGCACTGATTATACGTAAATCGTTTCGGCATCGGCAGCTGTTTTTGGCATTGGATCGGCTACATGAGCCTCCGCAGCCGCAGCACATTTCTGCCTCAATGCCTCATTTTCGCACGTTAGGCGCTCGATTTCCTTCTTTTGTGAATCAACCTCTACCTGTAAATTCTGAAGAATCTGAACGACCTGCTGATTATTCAATTCGATTGGCGGTTGGCCTGCCTGTTGTAAAACGATTTTACCGCCACCGCCGGCCGCCGCCGCAGCTTCCGCCATCTTCGCGCGGTCCTTCTCAAGTTGAAGCGTCTGCGCGATGACATCGGGTTTCATTTCGGGTCGTCCCGGCGCGTAATCCTCCAGCAATTTCTCCAAATCAGACATATAAAACTTACGAAGATTATGGTCTTTGATGAAATCCATCACCTTCTTCGGTGAATCTCTCACAACATCCGGATTCGCATTGACCAATAGCTTGCGCTTATCAAACGTATTATGTTCATGCGAAAAGACGAGAATCACTTTCATCGGGTCCAGTTGAACAAACGGAACGGTGTAATCCTTCAAGAACGCGCGCTCTTCCGCCAAGCACGCATCATCATTATACCGGTTGTTTTTTATCATCTTGCGCTTGAAGGCAAACGTTCCTGCCGTAGCGTGGTTCGGGCCATAAGGGCCAAACCGTTTCATTTGTTGAATATGTTTGAAATAAATGTAAATCTCGCTTGAACCCGCACACAACGCTTCCGGATGTGAAACCAACATTTCTACCGCATGAGAGACGCGTTTGGGGGGATAATAGTCATCATCGTCCATATACACCAATATTTCACCGCGCGACTTTTCATGAAGAAGATTGCGCTTCCTTCCAAGTGTCATTTTAGTGTCGTATTTAAAATATTTGACACGAGGGTGCGACGCGATGAGGTCTTCCACCGGGTCGGTTCCATCATCGATAATAATCCACTCCATACGATCCTGTGGATAATCTTGTTCGTTAAAACATGTAATCATGGCATGAATAAATGGGCGCCGATTAAACGTGGGCGTGCAAACACTGACAAACGGATATTTCTTGAAATACTCGGGGGTTGATTTATCGACGGTTGTCGTGGATGCGGCCGACGACGATTTATTTTTCCCACCCATATTATCGTATAAATGAATATAATACTTATTATACGATATTATTTATGTTGTTTCTATGCGCCCCAATTTTTAAGCGTGCTGAAAAAATCCATAATTCCTTGCCAATAATGCGTTAAATACAATATCAACAGCATGAGAATCACGATTGCGGCAACATTCAAATCTAAATACTCGAACGCATAAAACATCAACGTCAAATTAAAGAAGAAGAATATAATCGGAACATAGCGTGAATACAACTCGCGATATTGGTCCCAGTGAAGAAGTGGATAAATAAAGAATGTTCCGATGAATTGGAAGAGTTGAACAAAATAAGAGATAACTGGTAATATACCAAGACCGAACCCTGTAAATAATGACCATAATGACCCACCGATAAATTCTTTACGATTGTCGGTTGGATTCAATACCATTCCAATAACAGTAGTAAAAAATGGCCCTCCCATAAGCATAAATCCCAAGAAAAGAAGAAAAACAATCGGCATCAATAGAATAAGAAGTGGTGATACGACATCGTATAATTCTACAGGTATTGCGTTTGAAATCTTTGTTATTGTTTCGAAGACATACCGCATCATCTCACGGTCGATTGAGAACGAGAATATGAATGAATTGTTAATCCATTGCTTGAAACGTGCCTTAATGAAATCCCAGTTCAGAAGATTCACTTTTGTAACCCCTTCATCTACACTATCCTTCACCATATCAACATCTTCTTTGGTAAGGCAGAACCATTTGAACATGTATGTATCAAGAATAATAGCGATTTTCAGGTATATTTTTTTCGCAGTTTCGATTTTAGGGTCGTCCGCGATTCCGCCGAATTTATCGTCGCAATCCGCGTCACATGAAGTATATTCATTCGTATAACAATAGGGCCATTCATGTCGGTCAGTTGGGAAGAGTTTATTCAGATTGAGCCCATTATCGCGAATACTTTCTGGTGCCGAAAAAAAGAGAATATTTACACAAATGACTGAAATAATGATGGTTTCGATAAAAAGTGTCAATACACTCAGACCGAATTCTTTAAGCGCCGCGATATCGAAAAGTGATTTCGGTTTTGCCTTTTGTTTATCTCCGTCTTTGCCTTCGCCGTCGCCGTCGCCGTCGCCTTCGTCTTCTTTATCTCCTCCGAACATTCCGCCTACTTTGCTAAACGTTCCTTCTTCTTCGCCGTCTTCGCCGTCTTCGCCGTCTTCGCCGTCTTCGCCGTCTTCGTTTTCAGCAACGACATCTTCGTTTTCTTCTTCGTCCGCCATATAAGTTATATTATATAGAGATTATTATCGGTCGCATCACATCGCATCGGCGATTCCATTCGATTCCATTGTCGAGCATCGGCTTCACCTGCGATTCCATTTCATTCCATTGTCGATCATCGGCTTCACCTGCGATTCCATTTCATTCCATTGTCGAGCATCGGCTTCACCGGCTCGAATTATCGAGCATCGGCTTCACCGGCTCGAATTATCGAGCATACATCAGGCCGCAGTTGCCCGACACAAACGTCAGCACATTATACCGCTCTTCCAGCACATGTAAATCATAATTATAGAGATAAATATTCACATTCGGCTTATTGATACCAATAATCTCTCGTGTATTCGGATTACAAATCACTTTCACCTCCGCCGCAGAGTCCAACGGTGGATATATCGTCGTTATTTCTAATTCAATCTGGTTGAACTTGCTCATATTAATCGCACCGCTAGGTTGTAGATCAAACGGGTCCGAATTCAGGCAAAAATTGTAACAGTATATGCCCGGTTTCGCACTCCCACGTGTTCGTGTATATTTTTCGATGTAATTATACACTCCCGCATCCAGTAAATTCTCTCGGTATTTCCCGTTCAGAGAGATTCCAAGCATCTGTAAAATATCGCGCTCGTTCTCCGACTGGAAGTCGCCAGTAATATGAAGTCCAGTTAGACGTTTGTCTTTTGGGTTGATTCCGGGTCCAATTCCGTTCTTCGGACCGTTTTTATCGAAATAGTAGCGATCGTGTGGAAACGCCGGATTCGATGTCGGCAAATCACTCGCCGCAGCAACAACCTCGTTAAACGCCGACGGCCGCCAGTCATCGTCAATCGGCGCGGGAATAATATCATACGGCAAATAGCTATACGGCCAGTTCGTATAATTGCTCCATTCATTCCGCATATTCACATCGCTCCTCTGAAAGAACATCGTCCATGACGCAACCATTCCCATCGAGTTCTCTATTTTGAGTTTTCGATTGCCGGTTACATCATTGAACACCCAGTCGTAATATGATTTAATCAGGTATTTTTGTTGGTTGGCCGCGAAGACTTTCGACTCTTCATCCGAGAGAAAGCAGTATGTCGCCATCAAATGAACGTCGGCGTTCCAATCGGTGCGAAGACTCGGATATGAATTGAGAGATAAATCAATACTTGGCGGCGGGTATAAGAATCGCCACATCTGATGAAGAGGATTCGTAAAATCGGGTTGAACAACCGGCCAGTAATTCCCCGGGTCAGCGACATCACGTATCGTGAATAACTCCTTCACCGGTCGAAGTGTAACGTCAATTTGAAGTTGGTTATACTGAAGGCAAACAAGCGGAAATGCCATCTTCGACGAAAGCGTGAACCATGCGTTGATGGGAATATATAATTTTCGCCCACGAATCGACGGTTCAGCGCCGGCTACATTACTTGTGCGATATGCGTTCGGGTATTGGTTCAATCGCGCGCCTGAACACCCTGGATTATACAATTCCGGCACGTGTCCAGTCATATCATTATATAAATCCCGCTTGGTATTATCGAGATCGCGCTCTACAATCGACATCAAATTGTTGCCGGTGAAACGCTGGAGGGTCATACCACCCACTGAAATCACGATTTCCTTCACCATTTGCGTCCCGATGTTCTCAATCCACCGAAATTCATATGGCGCCCACATGTCTTCCACACGAGCAGGAGGATGAATCGGACTCCAAATCGACGGGAGTGTAACGCAAATATAGGTATCCATGAGTAGTTCCGCATATCTCGGCACATAGAATGTGAATTTGGACTCTTCGGTCATACGCAACTTCTTCTGACCGTCGAAATCAACTCTAAACTTTTGAAGACCGAAATTCGTATATTTAAGGTATGTGCTTTTGAAAAACGACTTTTTTGGGTTGCCATTGAGAATAACATTTTGGTTGCCTGTAGCGACCAGATTCAATAAACCACCAGTCATTTAGTATTTATTCGTTGGATATTATATGTTATGTTATAATAACTCTATATAAAAATCTATATTATATACAACAGAATGAAAGAAAATCAAATAGAATTCGTATTCATCGGCGTGATTATAATCGTATTCGCAATATGGAAGATATCTGAACTCATTAAAACACGATGTTATCAAGCAAAGGCGATACGGGAAGGATTCGAAGCAGCCGTTCGTCGTGCGAAGAAAGCCGAAGAAGATGCGGCGAGCGCAGCAAAGGCAAAGCCCGAACTAATGACCCGATTGACCGAATTATTTCAAAATAGTAACACGCCAGTATTATCCACCGAGAATTTTACGGTCGATACATCGGAAAATGACATGACCATAAATCAACGTAAAAAGGCGGCAACCATGCTTGATACGATGGCCATCACCACGCCGACGCCCGCCCCCGCCCCGGCCACGGCCACGGCCCCGACCCCGACCCCGACGGTCCCGGTAGTCGCAGTCGGCGCCACAAACAACGCCGTAAAAGAAGGATTGGAAAACCCAGATGAAAACACAAAAGAGTTCATCGAAAAAAACATCACATCAATCAATCCTGATGATAGTCAGAGTAAATTCAAGTTGCGCGATTATTATATTAAATCCGCATATAACGCATTCAATCCAGACAAATTCAAGAACTCAACCGTAAGCATGGATGCGCTCTTATATGTCATTGCGCGCGGTTGCCGGTTTATCGACTTTGAGGTGTTTTCTGTGGAAAATCAACCAGTTATCGGGTCATCTTCGGTGAATTCATTCAATTACAAGGAAACGTTTAATCATATTCCGGTAAGTGACGCATTTGAAGTATTAGGTAGTTACGTATTTTCCGGGTCGAAGTGCCCAAACCCCGGCGACCCTTTTATTATTCACATGCGCATGATGTCGCGAAATGTCACAATGTATGATAATCTGGCGAAGATTATTTCTCAGAGTAAAACCGTCGCTCGAAACCTCTTGGGGCCGAAGTACGGTCGCGAGTATCAAACGAAAGATTTAGGGAATGAGAACCTCTTGGACTTCAAAGGGAAAATCATATTGATGGTGGATGGAACCAATGCGATCTACCGAAATACCAAACTATTTGAGTTGATCAATATGAGTTCAAATTCGCTTTTTCTCTCGAAATACACATACTTTGGCGTTAAGAATATCGCGGATCCTCAAACATTCAAAGATTCAAATAAGAAGAATATGTGTCTAGTGATTCCAGATAAAGGAGGACGGCCTATTAATGACGGACATAATGGGCCATATACGTGGGGGTGTCAGATCGCAGCCATGTGTTTTCAGGAAGAGGTGCGCGATGAGAAACTTAAAGCGTATGAAGATAAGTTTGCATCGGTGGGTTATGCGTTCATTTTGAAACCAGAGGATTTGCGTTATGTTCCGATTATGATCGCTCCGCCCACACCACCCGATCCGAAGGCGTCGATGGAAGCCAGGCCCGCGGTGGCGGCTGGTGGTGTCAAGATTACCTTATAATGTAATTTGCTTTGCTCGTTTCGCCTCACCCTCGCGGGATCGACTCCACTCACTCCGCAAATTACCCCAATCCATTGGTTGTTCAATGTATTTAAGGGGTGTGTGGGGGGGTGTGTGTGGCGGGGGGTGTGTGTGTGTGGCGGAGCGGGGGTGGTGGGTGTAGGTGTGTGTGTGGCGGAGCGGGGGTGGGTGTAGGTGTGTGTGGGGGAGGGTGTGTGTGGGGGGGGCGTGTGTGGGGAGCGGGGGTGTGTGTGGGAGCGGGGGTGGGTGTAGGTGTGTGTGGGTGTGTGTGGGGAGCGGGGGTGGGTGTAGGTGTGTGTGTGGGGGGGTGCGTGGGTGGGTGTAGGT